ACACAGCAGTGGTGGAAACTCTCAGATAAGTTTCAAAGCCTACGAACAGGGCTTTGAGAAGTTCATGGGCGAGGCCATCGATGTGGTCTGGCTGGACGAAGAACCGAGACAAGAAATCTTTTCTCAGTGCATTACTCGTACAGCAGACACCGATGGCATCGTCTATATGACTTTTACCCCTGAAAAGGGTATGACCTTGGTGGTCAGTTCGTTTATGAACGAGCTAAAACCGGGTCAGTCGTTGATCACCGCAACTTGGGACGACGTTGACCATCTCGACGCCAAGACCAAGGAGCAGTTGCTGGCAGTTTACAGCCCCGCTGAGCGAGATATGCGCTCAAAGGGCATTCCCGTTTTCGGGTCTGGCCTTGTGTTTCCGGTGGCTGAAGAAAATATCGTTTGTGACGATTTTGAGTTACCAGAGCATTTCCCGCGCCTTGCGGCTATTGACTTTGGCTACGACCATCCAACGGCGATATCTTGGGCAGCATACGATCCAGACAACGATATTATATATATTTACGACGAATACCGCCGTAGCAAGGAAACACCCTTGACCCACGCTGCGGTCCTGAATTCCCGTACCCCGTCTATTCCAGTGGCCTTTCCACACGACGGCCTACAGCATGACAAGGGGAGCGGTATTCAGTTAGCTCAGCAGTACAGAGACCTAGGGGTCTTGATGTTGCCCCAACATTTCACCAACCCGCCTGTGGATGGCTTTATCAATGGACCTGGTAATAACTCGATTGAAGCAGGTATCAGTCTCCTGCTGCAACGCTTTGAAACAGACCGCCTCAAGATTTTCAGATCGTGTTCAGAAACTATGGAAGAGCTTCGTCTCTACCATCGTAAAAACGGGCGAGTGGTTCCGATCAAAGACGACCTTTTAAGCGCCATGCGCTACGCTGCGCTTTCAATTGAACGCTTTGGTGACCGCATTGCCAATAAGACCGTCTTTCGCAAGTACGGCTTTGATACCAAGATTACTTACACATCTAAGGGATATGTCTAATGAAAAAGCCCACTAAAGGTCAGAAGAAGGTCTCTAAGGTGATGCGAGAGTTTTCCAAGGGTAAGCTGCACTCTGGTTCCAAAAAGGGTCCAAAGGTGACTTCCCGCGATCAGGCCATTGCCATTGCTCTTTCTGAAGCTGGCATGAGCAATAAGAAAAAGGGCTACTAATGGCTGGCAAAAATAAAGGGCTTTACGCCAATATCAATGCCCGAAAGCGCAAGGGTATTTCGCGCCCAAAGTCCAAAAGCACCATCTCTGCCAAGTCCTATGCAGATATGAAAGCTGGCTTTCCGAAGTCCAAAAAGGGAAAGAAGTAACTGATGTCAGCAAAGCTCAGCGACGAAGAAGTAGTCGGCCTCGTTAACACCGAAGTTAACGGCAGCGTCGGCTATTATGATTCCGAGGTCAGTTCGCAGCGCGAAAAGGCCATGCAGTACTTCTACGGCGAACCCTTCGGCAACGAAGAGGACGGCCGTTCTCAGGTCGTGGTGACCGACGTTCAGGACACCCTGATGTGGATGATGCCGTCGCTGATGCGTATCTTCACTGCCGGTGACCGCGTGGTCAAGTTTGTGCCAGAGGGTCCGGAAGACGAAGACGTTGCCGAACAGGCCACAAAGTACGTCAATCATGTCTTCTACCGCCAGAATAACGGCTTTCAGATACTCTACAATTTTTTCTTCGACGCCCTGCTTCAGAAGGTAGGCGTGGTCAAGCACTACTGGGATGTCTCCACCAAGACCTCCTCTGAGAGCTACGAGAACCTCACCGACAACGAATTTAACGCACTATTGGCTGACCCGGAACTCGAACTGGACCAGCACAGCGAAACCGTCAATATTCGCAAGCAGCTTGCTCCAGACCCGATGACGGGTGCGCCTATTGAGGTGGAAGTCCAAGAACGCACTCACGATGCTGTGTTCATTCGGACTATCAAGACCGGCAAGGTTGTCCTGGAAAATGTTCCGCCGGAAGAATTCCTTCTTAATCGTGGTGCAAAGTCGCTGGAAGATGCTCGCTTCATCTGCCACCGTTCTCACAAGTCCAAGAGTGACCTGATCAAAATGGGCTTCGACGCGGAGCTTATCGAAGAACTTCCGGGCTACGTTGGCGGTGCAGACGACATCACCACCAGCCAGGAATACATGGCGCGTCATGCTTACGACGCCACCGATGTCCGCCCTGCCCAGCCAGCCGTTGACGCTGAGCAGATGGTGCAGGTCTACGAATCCTACATCTACCTTGACATGGACGACTCTGATGTCACCGTGCTGCACAAGGTGATCAGTTGTGCGTCTACCCTGCTCAGCATTGAGCCGGTTGATTACATTCCGTTCAGCACCATCTGCCCGATTCCCATTCCGCACAAGTTCTACGGCTTGTCGGTGGCAGAGACCGTCGAGGACGTTCAGCTTATCCGCTCCACGCTGACCCGCAACCTGCTCGACAATATGTACCTTGCCAACAACGGGCGTTTTCAGGTTGTGGAAGGTCAGGTCAACATTGATGACCTTTTGACCAATCGGCCGGGTGGCATTGTCCGTACCCGTAGCCCCAACGCTCTCCAGCCGATTCAGACCCCGGCTCTACAGCAGTACAGCTTTCAGATGCTGGAATACTGGGACCAGATCAAAGCTGGACGCACCGGGGTCAACGCTGCCACTCAGGGTCTCCCGGCTGATGTTCTCAAGTCCCATGTCACAGCGGGAGCCATTACCGGCGCACTGACCAATGCTCAGGGCCGTTTGGAACTTGTTGCTCGCATCTTTGCTGACACTGGTGTTCGCAATATGTTCAAGTCTATTTACAACCTGATTCAGCGGTACGAAGACCGCAAGAAGGTTGTTCGGGTTCAGAACAAGTACTTTGAAATTGACCCGTCTAGCTGGCGCGAAGACCTTGACGTAGACATTCAGGTTGGTCTTGGCTATGGCGACCAGGATATCCGGACTCAGAACCTTTCGACCTACGCAGCTTTGGTCGAGAAGGTAGCTCAGCAGACCAAGGGCATCGTCACTCCGGATAACGTCTACAACTTGATGCGCGAAATTGCCGACGAAATGAACATCAAGAACGTGGACAAATTTGTCTCACCGCCGCCTCCCCCTGAACCTCCGAAGCCCACTCCGCAGGAACAGGTTGCTCAGGCTCAGGCACAGGCCATGCTTATGCAAGCTCAGGCTACTCAGATGGAAGCTCAGGTCAAGGCCAAGGAACTGGAAATCAAGGCTGCAAAGTTGGAACTTGAGCGTGTCGAAATTGAACACACCATGGCTCTCAAGCGCGAAGAACTGAAGCTCAAGGGTATTGAGCTAGGCTTTGAAATGTCTTCTGGCACTAACGTAAAGGCGAACTAAAATGGCTTATCAGAATAACTACGCTTCTCGCATCATCAGCAGCGAAAACATCACCTCCACCGGCACCTCTGCTCAGAGCAGTGCAGCGCCCTTTGGCGCAAAGCTGGTCCGCATTTCCACCACGGCGAATGTCAATATCGTGATCGGCCTTAACCCCACTGCAACCGCTGCTGGCACGTTGATCGAACCTGCTGCCCCCGGCATCTTTGTCATCAACCCGTCCACAACTGTTGGTGGCTCTGACGGTGAAAAGGTAGCCTCTATCGGAACGGCCACTGTCAACGTAACCTTTATGGAAGGTTAACATGGCTCGCCAGAACGTATACGCCTATAGACCGCACTCAAGCGAAAAAATTAACGCCAGCACAACTTCGGCTCAGTCTGGACCTACGCCGTTTGGCTGCAATGTGGCCAGAATCAGTGCCCACGGCACCTCTGGCGCTCCGTTGACCTATTTTGCAATAGGTTCTAACCCCACTGCAACCAGCGACGGGACCAGCGTATATATTCACGAAAACGACCAGTTTTATGTCACTGTAAAGCCTAATTCTTCTGTCGGTGCTACTGACGGCGACAAAATTGCTGCAATTACCGACAACGGTTCGTCAAAAGTTTTCATCACTTGGCTTGAGGGCTAACAATAATGGCCACTAACAAGAAAATCAGCGAGCTTCCTGAATTTACCGCTGCACAATTGGCCGATGATGACCTTATCGTCATGGTCGATGTTAGCGACTCGACCACCAAGAAAGTTCAGACCTCCACCTTCCGCGCCACTGTCTCAGGCGTATCCACGCTTTCTGCCGATTCTCCGCTCAGTGTAGACGCTGCCACTGGCGACGTTACCGTGAGCCTTGGTACGGTGGCTATCAACAAAGGTGGCACTGGTGCTACCGACGCGGCCACCGCCAGGACCAACCTTGGTCTTGCAATTGGCACCGACGTTCAGGCTTATGACGCTGGTCTTACTGATATTGCTGGCTTGGCTGTCACCGATGGTAACATTATTGTAGGCGACGGTGCCAACTGGGTTGCTGAAAGCGGAGCAACTGCTCGCACCTCTCTCGGTCTCGGCACTATTGCCACTCAGGACGCCAACAATGTCAACATCACCGGCGGCACCATCAGCGGTATTTCTGGCATCGGTGACGTTGCAGGCCCTGCTTCTTCCACCGACAACGCCATTGCCCGATTTGACGGCACCACTGGCAAACTTATTCAGGACAGTGGTGTCACTGTATCCGACGTAGGCGCTGTAGCCGCAGGTAGTCTTACGCTGACCACTGACCTGGCTGTTGCAGACGGTGGTACCGGAGCGTCTGACGCCGCCACTGCCCGCACCAACCTTGGCCTTGGCTCGATCAGCA